ATGGGAAACTTGAGCTATAGATCATCATACGCACGGATTTACAGAACTTCCGTGTTCGTGATCGATCCCGATTTGTTGCCCGTCACGGAGGAATCAACGGATTGCAGCCAGTTCGCCACTGGCGCGGGCGTTCCTACGTACCGACACGATCTTGGCAGAACCTATAACCATGACACAAACCATTTCAGTTTCCCCTGTTTCTCTGAAATCCCTCAAAGAACCGCCAGCTCTGCAACTGTTTGTGATCGACCAGCCGCCGCCATCGATTCAGGCAACAACACTCAGGCTCTGTTACGCCGAGAAGATTTATCCCGACCTGCAGGAACGCCTCGAAGACCGAAAGATCAAGCATTCGACGATCAAGATTTACGAGGAAGTCATCGAGCATTGGGAACGGCTCATGCCGGCCGAGACCGAAGTGTCGACGATCGACAGAAACATGATTCGCACTTTTCGGTCAAAGCTCTTGAAGGAGACTTTGAAAAGAGCCAGGACTGGAAAGAAGGCCCATCGTTCACCTGCGACCGTCAACAAGTTGATGCGGCACTTAAAGCCATTGATCATCAAGTTGTGGCCACCAGATCGGCACAATCCTGGCGGGTTGGGCTTGGTCGAATACTTCGAGTTCCCCCAGGCCTTGAGCGAGGACAAATACTTGCCCTTCACCTACAGCCTCAAGGATCTTTCGAGGCTGTATCGGAATGCAGCTGCCTGCAGGCCGACGACATTGCGAAGGTACTCACCCCTGCACGAACCCGATTTGTGGAGGTTGGCATTCACGCTGGGCTTTGCTGCGGGCCCAAGAACGTGGGATCTGTTTGGCCTGACCTGGGACGATATTGGCTGGACAGATTTTCGATATGGTTCGATTCGATTCAGGGCCACCAAAACTCAGAAAATGCAGCGGATTCCATTGAGCAAAGAAGCCCGTTATCACCTCGATCTGGTGAAGGAGAAGAACTTCGATCCAGTGCATGTCTTTCCACGATTCAAGCCCAACAAGACCTTTTATCAGACTTGGAATTGAATCTGTCAGGCAGCACAGTTCACAACCTCCAAATCGGATCGTGCCCCTCGGTTCGAGGATTTTCGGAAGACTTGCTCAACGGCATACGACGACCTCGCACCAGGAGTCGGCCCCTGGATCACGGGTCACGAGCTGCAGGGAGTGAATGCTCGCAATTACCAGAATCCCACGAAGAGAGTTCTGAAAGCTGTCTATCGACTCAAGCAGCCTCTGGCCTTCCGCGAAGGGGCGGGGCTGCATACACCGGCACCAGCTGCAACAACTCCATCGAACTGATTTCGCTCGAAATCACCTTTGTGGCCACCTCTTGGCCCATCTCCGACACGCCCGGCCTTTGCTGCGATGGCCCTCGCAGTGAGGGTCGGGCGTGTTCGTTTTCTTCCCTTCTTTCAATTCAGGAGCCGGATCATGCCTGCTGTTGATGTTGATCGTGATGTGCAGCTCGTCACCCTGCGTTCCGCCCTGGTGCGGACAATTGCCCGCAATCATCAGATGCAGATTCAATCTGCCTGCGAAGTGCGAAGCAGCGATCTCTCTCACCTGATGGCTGCTCAACTGCTTGATGGTGTGCAGTTGACTCTCGATGTCGAGTCCCTCCCCCACAGCGGCGCGATGTCGATCGTGCTCACTGCAGACGAGGCCGACAACCTGGCCCGCATCCTCGATCACCTCGTGAGCACCATTCGTGGCCAGGAAGTCGCACCGCTCGTGGCCAGGCCAATTGGCTTTCAAGGATAACCACTCATGAAGGCTTCAGATCTCACCATCGAGCAACGGGCCGAGGCACTGTATCGAATCGGGGCCAGCAGACCCCCGCTGCTGATTCCTTTTCAAGTGATCACCCACTTGGTCATGACCGGCGAAGGGTGCGCGAAACCTGACTGCATTTGTCACGCCCTGGAAAGGGAGATCATTCGCGAACACCTCACCCAGCAACAAGCCACTCCCTCCAAGAACTGAAAGGACCACATGTACCCGCAACAACACGATGAAGTTTTCGAGGCAGCGGCCGACCGAGTCGAACGAGATCCTGCCGCCAGGCAATTCTTCGACCGGCAGGTTGCATTCGAAGTCAAAGGACGATTTCTCCTGGCGTTGATCAGCCAACTCCAACTGTCGCTGCGTCATCCACAGAACCTCGGTGCATCAGCGGGCTTGATGAGACACTTCATTTATTCAGCCCGCGAGAACATGCCACCGATCCTGCAGCAGGTCGTCGATGCCGGCTTCGACGATGTCCCGAACTTCAGCACCATCGGCATGCCACCGATTCAAACCCCTGCTTCCGATCTATATCGGAAAACTGAAGGGAGCCAGGCTCATGGCGACTGACCTCGCAACCGAGTTCCAGGGGATGCTTGCTGCTTCTTATGACGAAGTCGGCAGCATGACAGCCGAGCAGTACGAAGGTCTGCAAGCGGCTTTCTATGGCGGGGCCATGGTGGCTGTACTGGCCTTCCCGGAATCGCCCACCAAGCTGCACCTGATGCTGCAGCTGCAGGCCTATATCAAGGCCCATCAATCCAGGCATGGCCTGAAGAAAGGAGGCCATTGACCACAGCACACACGGGCGAGCAGGTAGCTCGCGAGCTAGTCCGGCAGTGTCCTAGGCGCTACCGGAAGGCTGATGGTTCTCCACAGTTTGCGGAAGTTCTCCGTAGCGGCCATCACTCGGTTCGAATCCGGGCGTGTGTGATCTCGCTTTTGCCTGTTTCACCCTGTTCGAAGGATCGATCACATGCTGGTTCTGTCTCGAAAGTACTTGGAGTCTGTGCGATTTGAACTCACTGAGCCACTCCCGGCTGGCACTGTCATTCAGGTGCGTGTGGTACGGATTGGCAACCAGACGGTGCGACTGGGAATGGAGGCTCCCGCTTCCATCAACATCGCTCGTGACGAACTGACTCACACGCCCGAACTCAAAGCTGATTCAGCCGCTTAACTTGCTCCCTACGCGGCTGCAGGAAGTGGCCGCTTCTGAGGCGGCTGCCAGGTCAAGGAATGACCCCGGCAGCCCCAGTGGATTGTCAGGCCCATGGACGGCCCCCATACACAACAACCTGCGCATGAGGTGCAGCGACAACTGCCCCTCGACCTCGACCCGCGAGACCGGCTGCAGCTCCTGCCGATCCCCCAGGGCGAACGCGATCTGCTCCTGGCCATCTGCGATCAGGATCCCACGACGTTCACCTGGCAGGCACCCGCAAAGCAACTCGCTGAGCTGCTCCACTGCCACCCGGGCACGATCACCAGGCGATCCGCCAAGTGTGCGGCCGCCGGATTACTCGAGGTGGAATCCCACCCGGGAAGGCCCAGCCGGTTGACGATCACTCCAGCGGCCTTCGCGGGCCAGGTGATGCCACAACCGAGTCGTCGCCAACGCCGGGCGAAATCACCAGCAGCAGTTCCCACGCTGCCCACTCCCTCGATCGAGACTTCCCGCACTGCCAACCATCGGCGCCGAAAACGGGATGTCGCGGGTGAGCTGATGACGGTGACCCTGTATTGGGTGGGCTTGGTGGTGGAACTGGTGACCGGCTGCGTGCAACCCCCCAACCCCCAGCGCTCGAAGTCATGGCGCAAACCCCTGCCAGACCAGTTGGAGTTCACCTTTGCGCTGGAACCTCTAGCGCAAACCCCAGCAGTGGCCAGTGGTGATAGCGCAAACCCCCACCCCCAGCGCGTTAACCTGCCGAGCAGACCCCGGAAAGTGGCCGAAAGCGCTAGCGCCGAAGCCCCAAGTCCCAGCGCGCAAACCCCCTCTATAGAGTCTATAGATAGAAAGAAGAATCCTTCTATCTCTCTGTTAGAGAAAAAGCCCCGGATTGAATGGGGTCTGACATCGATCACCGCTTCAGCGCTGAAGACGAATCCACCCCTGATCCGCAAGCTGCAGCAGGCGGCCGCGAAGAATGGCTTTGAAGTTCCCCTGGAACAGTTCGCCGCCCTGTGCTGTTACGTGGGCCGGATCTGCGTGAAGTCCACCGACAACCCGGCCGGGATGCTGCATTACCTGTTGACCAACAAACAGGATCACCTGGGCAACATCTGCCTCGATCGGCCAGAACCCATCGACCGGCAACAGGCGAAAGCGATTTTTGCCCATGAAGCCGCCATGCAACCCAGGACGGCCCCCAAACCGCCGATCGTTCAAGCGGCTCCGATTGTCCAGGGAACGCCTCCCCGCCCACCAGCGGCGAAGCCAGGGCCGGACAAATTCGATGTGTTGCGGCAAGCCGTTGCCGCCCGGCGAACTCCCACGGATGACCCTTCCCGCATGGACGCGGTTCTCTCACAGATTCCGGAGGTATGACATGATGAACAACCGACGCAGCCCCGCACCCGATCAATGCAAATGCTGGCAATGTGGCAATATCGCCATGCAAACAGAGGCCTTAATCCTTCATTGCCTTTGCACCAAGTGCGGCTCCAAGAATACACGCTGCACCAAAGAACCAGAGAAGCTCGAGCAATTCCTTGAGTTGCGAGGATTTCCGAGATATAGCCTTGGCTATTGGAAGACGACGATTGCTAAAGACGAGCAAAGTCGCCTGGCAGTGCTGCTTCTGGATCCTCGCGTGGGCTTAGTGGAGAAAATCGAATTCACTGGGGAACGGTGCGACAGGTATAATGCCTGGACTCAGCCGACCCCAAAAAGGATTGCGAGTTTTCGGGTCGGCTGAGCCCTTTGTTGGGCGATTCCTCTTGCGGTACATCAGATTCTAGGGTTTATTCATGCACCCCACATGTTTGTCAGGCCCCCAGAACTTGTTATTAAGCCCAAAGTGCTTCTTATGAAGTTCACAGGTGACTTCTCGGTATGTGGGCATAATTGCTTCAGCTTCCGCCCGAAAAACGAAAGGTTGATGATGTATAAAGCCACACCCCAATTTATTGCATAAAGATAGATAATCTCCTGTGTGCAAAACATGAGTGTGCCAAACAGGGTCAACATCATCTGAAATAGGTATCTCGTAGCCGAGGGGAGTATAGACAGCAAGAATTGCTATATGTTTCCGATACTCCTCAATTGCTTCATAGACTTCTTTTTCATCACTTTTCTCTCGAAACACCATGAAGTCTACCACACGTGAAAGATCATGATCTTTGGCAATGGCGTACTTTTCAAGAACAGATCTGTGCAGGTCTTCTGCGGTCATTTCCTTAAGAGCTTGTACCGATGCATTCATTTCGATTTCCTCAAGATATGCGCAATTGAAAAAATTGGGCAGCTAATGCGCACTTAATAGGCGCCCAATAGGTATACGACCGCCGAAGTGCAGTAAAACATTACCGCAATTCGGCGGTGGGGCATGGACTTGTGAGTTGTGTTGCGTCAAGTTAGCGCACGTGTTGCGACTAATCGCTGAACAGAATTTGACGTTACACTGAAATTACTGTGCATGCCAGGACTAAATTTTCTTAATCGAAATTTGATTTTCAGAGGGCGTCCGGCCTGTCCGCGTGACACAGCCTGGCCTGAGCATCGAGGAACTGGCCAAGAAACATCAGGTGGCCAGTGAAACCATCCGGCGGCTGCTCCTGCGGGAGCAAGTGCCGATCACCCCTCGCGGCCGGCGACGATGGCCAACGTGATTTCGCCCGAAATCACCAGTCGAACGTTCGTTCGGCTTCGCTGTCTTTCCAGGGTTCGATGCACTGGGGGGAATCATCTTTCACGCGGTTCACCCGGGAGCTGACCACGTAGGCTTCCATTTGCTCTTCAGGGTATGGCTTCAGCAGTGGCAGGAGTTCTTCCGGCTCTTCGATGCCTGGATCCAGCCACACGTTGGCCAGATCAGGGTCGAGGATGACTGGCATGCGATGGTGGAACTTCGCCATCAGCTCGTTGGGCCCCGTGGTGATAATCGTCGCACTCTCCAGCGGCTGCGGTCCTTTGTCCCAGTTTTCCCATAATCCGGCCATTGCAAAAGGGCGCTCATCCCGCATGCGAATGTAGTACGGCTCTTTGATTTCTCCGTCCTGGTGCCATTCGTAGAAACCATCGGCCAGGATCAAACAGCGGCGGCGTTTGAAGGCGGCTCGGAATGTCGGTTTCTCGGCCACAGTATCGGCCCGGGCGTTGATCATGGGCCGCCCTTTGGGGATCTCTTTGGCCCAACTCGGTACCAGGCCCCAACGAAGCATTTCCAACTCTCGGGAACTGGCATCCGCCGATAGCCTCACTGCCGCCACCAGCTGAGTGGGAGCGATGTTGTAACGGGGCGTCCAGGGGAGACTGATCGGCTGGAAACCATACAGCTCTGCCAGGAGTTTGAGTTCTGTTCGCAGGGTGAATCGGCCGCACATTTTTAAGCCTCAGGTGATTTCACTCAGCTTACAGCATCCGGGGCTGATTCCGCATCGTCCTGGATCCGTTGCCGCAGGCCTTGGAGCAGGTCGCCCACGTAGCCGCTCATGCCGCCGGGGTGGCGGGTTCTGAGGGCGGCTTGCCGGATCAGTACCCAAAAGCCCAGCTGCGTTCTCACATAGATGGGCTTTTGCTTGGGGGCCTCTTGCCCACTTTTCGTTTGTGACATGACTTCGTTCTCTGGGTTGCTGTTGACACTTGCCAGCGCAAGCGCCGGAATGATCCGCGTCGTTACGACAACCCACCCGAGAGCCAGTGGCAAGGATGCTGCTGGCTCTCCCCCTGTGTGGGCATTGTCGCAGGGCTGGCGATTTCGTCCAGAGTTTTTGGGTCCTTCCCGCAACTTTGATCGTTTTCGACTCCTGCACGATCAGGCGAGTCATACGACACACTTTCTTTCGCGCGAGGATCCCGATTTCGGAAGGGAGTGGGCATGGACGCCGAAAACCGGGGAGCGGCTTACGAGCGGCACAAGGATCGATCCCGCGCCCGCCAGGCCGAACAGAGCGAACAATCCCGCGACATCGGCCCGATTCCGGAAGTGGTGAATCCCGATCGCCGGTCTCGCTGCGAGCGAAATCTGAAACTCTTTCTCGAAACTTACTTCCCGAATGCGTTTCTCCTAGGTTGGTCTGCCGATCACCTGCAGGTCATCAGTGGCGTGGAGCGGGCCGTCCTCGATGGCGGGTTACAGGCGATTGCCATGCCCCGCGGTACCGGAAAGACCACGATCTGCGAGCGTGGGGTGCTGTGGGCGATTCTGTACGGCCACGCCCGCTTTGCTCTGCTGGTGGCGGCCGACAAAACCAAAGCCGAAGAATCCCTGGCGAAGATCCTGCAGGAACTCGAAACCAATCTCGCCCTGGGTGAAGACTTCCCGGAAGTGGCGTTTCCCATTCAAGCCCTGGAGGGATTGGCCAATCGCTGCAAAGGTCAGTTGTGCCAGGGCGAACGGACTTACATTCGTTACGGGAAATCGATTCTCGTCTGCCCGGCCATCAAGGACGCAAAGACGTCAGGAGCCATCATTAAGGTGGGGGGAATCAAGGGAGCGGTGCGTGGTGCCAATCATCTCCTGCGATCGGGGGAAGTCGCCCGGCCGGATGTCGTCCTGATCGACGATCCCCAGACTCGGGATTCGGCCAAGAGTGAAACGCAATGCGATACCCGGGAGAAAGTCGTCTCGGCCGATATTCTCGGCTGTGCCGCTCCGGGGAAGTCCCTGGCCGCCCTGATGACTGTCACCGTGGTCTATCGGGGCGATATGGCCGATAGGATGCTTAACCGGATGAAGCATCCCAACTGGCGGGGAATCCGGTGCAAGCTGCTCTATGCCTTTCCGCAACGCATGGATCTGTGGGAGCAGTACTGGCAGCTGCGATCGGAAGACCTGATCAATGATGGCGATGGAGCGGTGGCCACCGAGTTCTATCGCCAGCGACGGGCCGAGATGGATGCCGGGGCCCAGGTGGCCTGGGAAGAGCGATTCAAGCCCGATGAACTCTCCGCCGTCCAGAACGCCATCAATCTCTTTTTCGCCGATCGGGATGCTTTCTTCAGTGAGTTCCAGAACGAACCCGAGAACGAAGCCCAGGACTCCCGCATCATTGAAGCCGACGAACTGGCGAAGAAGATCAACGGCCTGGTGCGGGGTGTGATCCCGGCTCGGTCCCACCTGCTGACCGGCTTCGTCGATGTCCATGAAGATCTGCTCTACTGGGGCGTCGTCGCCTGGGGCGATGGCTACACCGGCGATCTGGTCGATTACGGTTTCTGGCCACCCCAGCCGAAGAAGTACTTCCTGAAAAGGCAGTGCCGGCCGGATCTGATCACCTGGTGGGCCAAAGAGCAAGGTCGGCCACCGGCCACCGTCAGCCTCGAGGAAGCTCTCTATGCGGGGCTCGATGCCTGCACCCGGCAAATGTTCGAACGTGGCTGGAAGCGTGAGGATGACGCCAACCTGGCCTTGCGGCGTGTGCTGATTGATGCCAGCCATGGGCCCACATCGGCTCTAGTGAAATCATTCTGCAAGCAGTCTCCCTTCCATGATCTGATCTGGCCGAGCCATGGTGTGGGGAAAACCAAGCTCGCGATGTTCCGGCCGACGAAATCGGCCAAAGAAAAGGGAGACCGCTTCGGGTTTAAGTGGCGGCTGACTTACAGTTCCCGCCGGGAGAATGTGGCTCACCTCAGCTTCGATGCGAACTTCTGGAAAACGTTCCTCTGGTCAAGGTTGCGGGTCAGTCTCGGCGGATCCGGCTGCCTGGCGTTCTTTGGGGAATGGGCCAGTGCCCGGGCGGGCAGTGAAACCCGGCCCAAGATCCGCGATGAACACAAGCTGCTGATTGAGCACATTCGCGGGGAAACCCCGACTGTGGAAACGGCTGGGGAAGAATCGATCGAAGTGTGGAAAGCCAACCCGAACGAAGAAAACCACTTGCTCGACGTCCTGGTCGGGAATTGTGTGGCCGCTTCGTATGAGGGAATCACGATGGCCGGTCATGCTCCAGCCGCCCCTGTTCGCATGCGGAAGAAATTCTCGATGAACAAACGGGGGGCCGCATGAGCCAGCAACCAGAAGCAGACGACGGCGAGCAGCTCGGCCTCGAATGCCCGAAGTGCTGCTGCTGGGACTTTCGGGCTTACTACACCCGCCGCCAGGCGAAACGGATTCGTCGGGTGAAAATCTGCCGTCACTGCGGGCAACGGATCACTACCACGGAAAGAATCGTGGGTTGATCGATCATCGACCAGCCTAGCGTCCAAACACTATTTGAAGAAATCTACTTCACATTCTTTACAAAAGGCAGTTTTTCACTGCCCTTTCCGATTATCGGAATCAAGAATACCTTTGACGAATTGTTCCAATTTGAATTGGCTATCAAGATTGAAACAGGGAAGAACCTTTCCAAGCTTCAAGCGTTCTGATCCATCCGACATTCTAATATGTTTATTGAATTTTGAATTTATCTGGTAAGCAAAGCGATTCCACCTCGACTTTATCCAGTAGAAGCGATGCCAAAGCTGAAACTCAGCCACAAGATAGTCCTGAGAATACACCTGAATCTTAGCGTTACAGCTTCTAGGGTTATCCAGATTTTTGAGCATGGCTGTCCCGTTACTGTCGTGTAACTGAAGGGACTTTGAGTTCAATCGAAATGCACCAATCATTCCTTGGGCGAATTCGTTGTCACTGGTTACGACTTTGTGGCGCTGACGATATTCAACTCTCTGCATTTCAATAGTGTATGTCAGTCCCAAATGTTGAACTTTGAAGTAAAGTGATACACTAACCTGATGCATTGGTATACCAAGATTTTGTATAATGACGTCCAAGTAATGGTACTCTCCATCATGTATTGAGTTAGTAAATGCACCGTCAACTTTGAGCATTTTCAACCATATGCGACAAGATGCCCTATATGCCAAATAGGATATTACAAGAGCCCAGAAGGCGAGAATTATGGAAACAAATCGAATGAGAACATACTGATTTCCATGCCAATGGGAACTGCTTGTCAGAAATGAGTAACTCGATTTCACTCAAGATACCATCATATGGTCAATCTTCAATTTCAGCACCAGTTCCACCTGTGGAACTTGCTCTCCCTGCTCCTTGATTTCTCTGGAAATCACTCTTGATCCGTGTTGCGCAAGCGCCACCCTGCAAGCCTGAATCACGCCCGACCGGACGGATAGGCTCGCAGGGAAGCGAACATGCCCGACGATACACCGGATCTTTCTGACCGCATTGCTGAGGTCGCGCAGGGACCCGCGCAGGCCTCCGATGCGGCGGGCTCGATGCAGACGCACAACCCGAAAGATCTGATCGAGGTCGACAAATATCTCGCTCAGAAGAAGGCCGCCCGGCGAAAACTGGGCGGGCTGCGGATCTTCAAGTTTCGGCCACCAGGAGCAGCTTGATGGCCACCATTCTCGATGCTTTCGGGCGTCCCTTCTCCACGGATAGCGAAGCCACGCATGGATCTGCCAAAGATCTGCAGCGGGCGTACGCCACGCGCAAGTCCTCGACGGTGCAGGCCCGCTACGATGCTGCCGAGATGACTCCCGACAACATGCGGCACTGGCGGATGGCGGACGGCCTTTCGGCTGATGCCGCCAACTCGGCCGGCGTGCGGCGTATTCTCCGGAACCGGGCCCGGCATGAAATCTTCAACAACTCCTACCTGCGGGGGATGACCCGCACTCTGGCGAACGACGTCATCGGTTCCGGCCCGCGGCTGCAGATCCACCACGAGGACAAGAACATCGCCGCCCAGGTGGAGGCTCTCTTTGCCCAGTGGTCGATGATGATCCGCCTGGGCCCCAAGATGCGGACGATGCGGCTGGCGCAGTGCCAGGACGGCGAAGGAATCTCGGTCATCAAGAACAACGGGGGCCTCCCTGGGATCCAGCTCGATCTGCAGCCGATCGAAGCCGAGATGCTGACGACGCCCTTCCTGCAGCCGTTGACGATCAATCAGGTCGATGGTCTCGAATTCGATGAGTGGGGGAATGTCGTCGCTTACAACATCCTCAAGCGGCATCCCGGCGATACCTTCAGTTATTCGGCGAAGATGGAGCATGACACGCTGGCTGCCGGTTATGTCTCGCATATCTTCCATGTGGAACGCCCGGGCCAGCATCGAGGCCTCCCCGAAATCATGTCGTCGCTCCCCTTGGGAGCGATGATGCGGCGGTACACGCTGGCCGTCGTCCAGGCCGCTGAAACAGCCGCGAACCTTTCGGCCATCATGGAAACCGCCGGGGCAGTCGAGGAACCGGCGGAATCCGACGATGACCCGTTCACCACCATCGAGATGGAACGCGGCATGCTGATGCGGCTGCCGGAAGGCTGGAAGATCAACCAGCTCAAGGCCGAACAGCCGACCAGCCTCTATGGCGATTTCAAAACCCATCTGCTCTGTGAGCAGGCCCGACCCCTCTCGATGCCGAAGAACATCGCGCTGGGGGATTCGTCGGGCTACAACTATTCCAGCGGGCGGCTTGATCACCAGGTGTACTACAAAACCTGTGACATGGATCGCTCCGATTACGAGCTGATGCTGCTCGAACCCCTCTTGCGGATGTGGACGCGGGAAGCCCGGCTGCTGCGGCTGATTCCGTACGGCCTCACCTACGAGCGGCTGCCGCACACCTGGCAGTGGGATCCGTATGAAGACATCGATCCCGCCAAGACCGCCGATGCCATCGAACGGGAACTGCGGCTGGGCTTGACGACGTTGCCGCGTGAGTACGCGAAGCGAGGTCTCGATTTCGAGCGGGAACTGGAGAAGCAGGCCAAGGCCCTGGCAATGACCACCGAAGCTCTCCGGACCCGGATTGCGGATGTGATCTATTCCACGGCCACCCGGCCGGTGGCCCCACAACCGGAAGGAGCACCCAATGCCCGCCAAGCTGCGTAAACGCCAGCCTGCCAAGACTTCCCAGGTCAAAGCCAGAAAGGGCCAGATCTCCTTTCGAGCTCGATCGACGGGAAAGCCAGTCAAGTTCACGGCCGAAGGTGGGGAGAACTCGCTCCCACGCTTCGAGATGGAAGCTTACACCGGCAGCCGACTTCTCCTGGCCGAATTCGATCTGCCAGTCGTGATCGATCTGCAGGGGCTGTCGATCAAGTCCCAACAGCGACCGATGCTGCGAAGTCATGACCACGACCGAGTTGTGGGTCATTCCACGAAGATCGTGGCGTCTGAAACGAATCTGGTCGTGTCGGGAATCATCTCGGGAGCAGGCCAGGACGCGGTGGAAGTCCGCGACTCGGGACGCAATGGCTTTCCCTGGGAGGCCTCGATTGGAGCCTGTGCATTCTGGGCCCATATCGAAGAGATCGCCGAAGGGGAACAGGTGGTGGTGAATGGCCAGACCTTCGAGGGGCCGCTCTATGTGGCCCGGAAGTCGAGTCTGGATGAAGTGAGTTTTGTGGCACTGGGGGCGGACGAAGGCGGCGCCTCCGCCAAAGTGATTGGATCCGCCGCAGGGAAAGGAATCCCCATGACTTTTGAAGAATGGCTCGCCTCGCTTGGGATCGATCCCAATGCACTGACAGAAGATGGTCGCGCGAAGCTGCAGCAGACCTACAATGCCGAAATGCAGGCGGAAGATTCCGAGGACGACATCGAAGCCGAGGGTGACACCGAGGAAGAGGTGGTCGCCGAAGGCGAAGAAGAGGAAAAACCTGTCGCGGCTCGCCGCAAGGGAGCGAACGTCAAGGCCAAGGGCCGTCAGGCAAAGGTGAAAGCCAAGGCCGCTGGTTCCAGTACGTTCGAACAGCGACGTGCCAAGACCACGCTGACGGCTGGCCTCAACCGCGTGAATCGGGTCTATGCTGCCAACGAGAAGCGGATCAACGCGATCCGCCAGATCTGTGGCAGTAAGCATGCCGCGATTGCTGCGAAGGCGATTGAAGAGAACTGGTCGGCCGACCGGACGGAACTGGCCGTCATGCGGGCGGAACGACCCAAAGGCGTTTCTCCCCATGCCAGCGGCCGGGGTGGCTACGACTCCAACGCGGTCATCAAGGCGGCACTGTGCAAGACTCTCCGCCTCGATTCCGTCGAGAAGGAGTTCAAGCCGGAGATTCTCGAAGCCGCCGACAAGAAGTATCGACGGGGAATTGGTCTCCAGGAACTTTGCCTCGAAGCCGCTCGCGCCAATGGCTACGAAGGAACGCGCTTCCGGGGTTATGAGCAGGCCGTCATGAAAGCCGCCTTCTCGACCAGCGAGCTGAGCGACATCTTCATGGATGTGGCCAACAAGTTCGTGCGGGAAGCGTTCCTGCACGTCGATCAGTCGTGGCGAGAGATTGCCGCGATCAAGTCGGTGACTGACTTCAAGACGATTCATGGGGTTCGCCTGGTCGATGACCTGAAGTTCGAGAAGCTGGGACGTGGCCAGAAGATCAAGCATGGTTCACTCTCGGATGAGTCCTACACCAACCGGGCGGAGACCTTTGCCAGGATCCTCACTGTCGATCGGCAGGATCTGATCAACGACAGCATGTCGGCCCTGCAGGATGTCACCAAGCTGCTCGGCCGGGGCGGAGCCATGGCTCTCAATGAGGTCTTCTGGACTTGCTGGAACAACAACGCCAACTTCTTCAAGACGGCCAACGGGAACATCCTCACCGGGGCCGGTTCGGCTTTCTCCGTCGATGCGTTGACGGCGGCCGAAACCCTGATGAACACCCGCAAACACCTGAAGACCAAGGCGCTCGTAGGAGTGACTCCCAAGCTCCTGCTGGTACCACCTTCCGTGGAAACACCCGCCCGCCAATTGCTCAACTCGTCCGAGCTGCGGGACACGGGGGCCGATAAGAAATTCGGCACAGCCAACCCTCACGCCGGGAAGTACAACAAAACCCCCGTCATGAGTCCTTACCTGGCGGATACCACGCTGGGTGGCAGTACAACCGCCTGGTACCTGCTCGCCGATCCGAAGGACATTCCGGCCGTCGAGGTGGTGTTCCTCAATGGCCAGGAACAGCCGGTCATCGAGCAGGTGGAACTGGCTCCCGACTCTCTCGGCTTCGGGATGCGGGGTTACTACGACCTTGGCGTCGCTCTGGCCGATCACTACGCCGGCATGAAGAACGCCGGAGCCTGACCCGCACAGCGGGCTGGCTTGGATTTTCCATGGGGCGGGTTGACTGAAGCGTTCATTCCGCCCGCCCCATGATGCGGTGGGTTGTCACTGTTCGAGTTCTTTACTTCTCATCAGGAGGCCACGATGGCCATTGCAATGTTCAAATATGGTGATCCCATTGTGCTCGATCACACCCCCTCGGCTGATGTTGCGGCCGGAGCGGTGGTGGTGGTGGGGAATGATGTGCGGATCGCTCATCACGAGATCCCCGCCAATATGCCGGGTGCCTTGGCGGCTGGCGGCGGTGTGTACCAGGTGCCCAAGGACACGTCCACCTTTGCCGATGGAGCGGTGGTCTATTGGGATGCGGCCGACGTGGCCTGCACATCGGCTGCCGACAGTGGCACCAACAAGCGGATCGGCACAGCGGTTGGGGGATGGGCCACCGGGGCCACCTCGATGCTCGTGTTGCATCTGCCCAACACGTAATCCAACCAACTCGCGACGGGCTCGCTACAGAAGGGCCGCCGCGATGATGTGCCCGGCGGACGGACTTGGTTCCGACCGCCGTCTCTCCGCCGGGCTTTTATTACAGCATGCCGCCGAAATATCGGCACATCGACCACAAATATCAGCGAATTGTTCGTTTTTATAACCACTTGCTCAACATGGATGGCTGCAATTCATGGGAACCAATCTGCTCAAAAACGCCCGAGCCTGGCTCGCCTCGCAGCGTGAAGAACACGCCAGCGAGTTGGTCACGTACCGGCGGGAGGAGCAGGCCCTGGAGCTGCGGGCCATGCTGAGCAGTTCAGCTCAATCAGCCCTCGCCGCCCTGGGCCTGTCGATCGAGTTCGACACCGTGCTGTTTGTGTTCAAGTTCGCACCCATCGAGAACGGTGGGCTCCCGTTCCTGCCGAGGGCGGGCGACCGGATTGAGTACATCGCGAACGGCATTCGCCGTGTGTTTCATGTGACGCCCCCTGCCGGCAGCCAGCAGGCTTATCAATTCGCCGACGGTACCGGCCAGTCGCTCAAAGTCTCCACTGTCCTCCACTCATCGGAGCCTGTCCTATGAATTTCCTGAAAATCCCCTCACCATCCCCGATGCTGAAATCGTTTCTCCTGGGCCTGTCGGGGGCCTTGATTGCTTATCTCGGCCAATGGCTCACCTCGACCGACTTCGGTGTCTATTCGCCGCTGGTGGCCGCCTTCGCGCCAGTGCTGGTGAACTATCTCACCAGGTTGAAGAATGGAGATGGCAAAAAAGACGATGGCGGAGATGACGACACCCCCAGTGGTGACGCGATTTCTCAGCCGTTCCCCAATCAACCCTCCGATAGCCTGCTGCGGGATCTCTTTCCTGGTCTGCCGATTCATCCGGCCGCCGCCTATCACTTGCCCCCTGGCGATGAGGTCGCTCAGGTCAACCCGTTCACGTACGGTCGATCTCAGCCGCATGCGTTGCCGATCTCTCCACCAGGTGTGAAGTGGGTGCCGTTGGGCTTGATCGCTCTGCTGTTGTGCCTGTCGCTGGTCGGTTGTGGCCAGGCGGCGGCCGGCAGTCGTCCGCCTCGAGCAGTCATCTCTGGGCCATCTCGGGGAGAGCCGGGGGAGTTTCTGGAGTTCAGCGCCAGAAGCTCCGAAGGTTCACCCACACACGTTCGCTGGACGATCGCTCCTGAACTCAAAGGGCGGAAGCAGCTCAGCAGTACGGAGGCTACCGATATCACGGCCGCCGGTTTCCCGGGGACATACATTCTCACGCTCTCGGTGAGCAATCAGCACGGGGTCGATACGACGTCACGGCAATATGTGGTCGATGGCCGGCAGCCGACACCGCCCCCCGAACCAAAGCCCGTCAATCCGGATCCGGTACCACCTGCTCCCGTTCCGGAACCGGTGAAACCGGATCCCGTGAAACCCGAACCTGTCAAACCTGTGCCACCTCCGGAACCCGCACCCAATCCCTCCAAAACCTTTGGGGTGGCCCCCAAATTGACCGCTGCCCTGAAGTCGATCAATCGGCCCAATCGGGCGAGCGATCTTTCTGGCGTGATTGGTGAAGCCCGGGCGGCCGCTAAAGCGATGGAAGCGGGGAGCCTCGATCCGACGTCCGCCATTCAGCGACTCGCAGCGGCTCTCGAGAAGCTCCCCGCGGATTACAAACCCCTGCTCCTGGTGATCGTCTCCGAAATCAAACGGGTCTATGGCGAGGGGCTGCTGAAAACGCCCCTCGATTATGCGGCCCTGTTCCTGGAAGCCGCGATCGCCCTCGAATCGGTGACCTGATTTCGGGCGAAATCACTCGCTTTGTTGAACCACATTTGTGTCTCCAATCGTCAGCCCAAGGATGGGACAGACCAACATGAAAAACTCAAAATTCTGGCTCCACATCCTGCTGGCGATTCTTTCCCTGGCCGGGGCTCTGTGCGTTGCTCCCGTGATGCTGATTGCTCCCGAGCTGCAGAAAGTGGTCAACGAAAACTTCGGCCTGCCGGCTGACCACATGGAAGTGGCGGAGGCTCTCCATCCGGCAGCCGGGCCATTCGTCGCCGCCGATGATGATCCCCAGCGCAACCATGCCCGGGAACTGGCTCGCCTCGATCGAGCAGCTCTCTTTGTCGAAGGTGACCAGAAGCCATTCCTGGCTCAGTGGCCCGTCTCAATTCAACAGACGGGAGACTGCACCAGCTTCGCCCTGGCTCACGCGATCCGCGATCGGATTTGTGTGCAAGTGGCAGCTGGCCGACGGCAGAAAGTGGTCGAACCCTTTCCCCCCTATCTGTATGGAGCCGCTCGGCGAAGTGTCGGGGCCCCGCACATCCCCTGCGGGAAGAATGGCTCGCATCCTTCCTATGCGGTCATTGCCTTAAAGAAGTACGGCTTCATCACGAAGGAAGAAGCGGGTCAGCCCTACAGTGGCAGCCTGGCCGACCGCTGGGGTTGTTCGGGGCCTCCCTCAGAGCTGATGCAGCTCGGCAAGACCCGGACGGGTGATTATCACCGCTGTCTTACCGCCGATGATGTCTGCCGGGCGATCTGCAACGGGTACCCCTGCCTGTGGGGAACGTCCTTTCGTCCGGCGGCCTATGTCGAGCGGGATGGCCGCGAAGTCACCAGTCGTGTGGGAAGCTGGGCCCATGCAATGGAGATTGTCGGGTATGACGGCACCTGTTCGACCGATCCCGATCGCCAGTACTTCCTCGTGAGAAACAGTCACCCGCCGACCGATCACCCGGAACCACTCGGCGACGAACCCGATTCGAGCTTCTGGATCACCCGTAAACAGCTCGAAGCCGACTTGAAGGCACCCAACTCACGCACGCCCCCCAGTGGGGAAGTCTATGCGATCAGCGATGTCTCCGGCTTCCCGGCCGACAACATCGACTGGTCATCCCTCGACCGCCTGATCAAGGATTGATCCGCCATGAATGCTTACAAATTGCTGGCCTGGCAAGCTGTGATTCTCACATCACTTTGCCTGGCTCACGCCTCAACACCCGCCTTGGCCACTGACGTTGATCTCTCGGCTCTTGATCGACTGATTGAGAGTCCCCCAGTGATGACGTCTGCCAACCCTAGCTTTGCTGCTCTGGATCGTCTCATTGATGAACCGAGTCGTCTCGCCACGGCGACCCTGGCAGCCGATCCCTGTTTCGATTGTCTCGATGCCCTTTGTGAATCTTCGGTACCGGACTTTTCCGCCCTCGACAAATTACTCGAGGTGAAATCGGTTCCGGATCCCGTGCCGATACCGCCGAAGCCAGCCGCCACTCAAAAGCCGCTCCCAGTGCCTCCGGTGTTGCCTCTTGTTCCGGCTGCCAGAACTCAACAACCGGCGTTACATCCGATGCCGGTACCGACGTGCAATAACGGCCAATGCCTCAATCTTGCACCACTGATGAACCTTTCACCCAAAGAACTGAAACGACTTGGCCGCAAGTGAGGATGACTCATGCGAAAACGCCCTGGAACATCCCGCTTTATCGCCTTTGACCGGCTGTTCGATTCCTGGTGGAACCGCCGCTGGCGTCGAACAACCAAGTGATTTCGCCCGAAATCACCTTCAACGAAAGTTCTGAATCATGCCCACCCCCGCACGCATTAACGCCGCTCTCGACGCCCTGCTGGTGCAGATGGTGGCTGCAGAACATGCACCGGCTGGTGGCTGGGAAATGGCCTTCACTTGCGATCGCCAGCACTTAGACACCTATTCCTTCACGGGGATTAGTACACCCGTGATCGTGTTCGATGCCGAGGACTGGGAGGAGATCGGGCGGACCTCCCACCGCAGCCTCGAGCAGTACACCGTCCGAGTGGGCCTGGGCTGTCGCGTGGCCAGCATGAAGGATCCATTGATCGAGCGGCTCGATCATCTCGGCCAGCAGCTGCGGGACTGGCTGACCGATCGCGTCGTCTCTGGCGGCCGCATTCTCGACATCGAGCAGACCGAGCTGGTCAGTCGTGAGCAGCTCCGCACGCCCGGCGTCTATGTGGCTCAATTCGCTCTGACGATCGAGCTGCTCGCCGGCACACCGGCCGAATCCGTCGAGATCACTCCGGCTGCACTTCTCACCCAAGCTCGGCTGGCAGTCTGGGCGGCGATCGAGAACTGGAACTGGCCCGCTGGCTTCGAGTGGCAACGCTTGTTTAAGTCTGATGCCGACACCGAGGAACTGCTCCTCCGCGAGAAGCCCGCCCTCGACGAGCTCCCGGCTCTCGCTGTCGATTGGCAACCCTTCACGACCGAAGACGTCCTCAACATCCTGCAGAAGATCCCGGCCGTGATCCGGCTGCAGGCCTGGCTGCCGGCAGGCTCCTTGCAGCTCGCCGAAACCATCAGCCAGGAGCTGCTGATGGCCGTCTGCCGCAGTACGCCCGAGGGCGGCACTGTGAGCTATGTGCGGGCGGCGATCGGTCACTTACCACGACCACTCGGCCCCTGCCTCATTCAGAGCATTTCGCTTCCCGGTCGTGAAGACCGCAAAGCGATCCAAATCACGTTATCGATCGGGCTGCCGATCTACCTTGACCTCTATCATGCAGGGAGTCCCTGATGCCTACGCCAGTTCAGTTAATCACCGGTCAGGAATCGTTCGTCACCCTCGTGAAAGAAACAACCTGGGGAGAATACCCGGGCTCGCCGACACTGATTCACGTCCCGTTCGATTCCTACGATGTTGAGATGGAAGTCGAGTCCCGTTCGGCCAACCCATTGACGGGCTTTCGCCAGTCGATGCACACCCGTTTTGTGCGCGGCATGCCGCAAGGCTCTGCCAGTTTGCCACTCTACGCCTGGCGACAATCGGCCGGGATGAGCCTGGCCGAACGACTGCTCACCTGGGCCTTCGGGAATCCCGAAGCCAAGTTCCGCGAATCGTATTCCGCCAACCATTACGAAGGGCTGAACATCGATAACCAGCGGCACCTGGGGCTGGTGGTTAATCAGGCGACTTTGAGCGGCCAGGAGAATGGAGCGATCATGCTCCAGCTCGATCTGATGGGTTATGACCAGCTGGGGAATGCGACCGTGGGGAATGCTCCCGCGCCAGCCTTTGACCGTCACCAGCTCGTCGAGTTCGATTTCACCGACTCCATTCTCGATCTGAATGGTGCGACCAGTATCCCATTCGGCGGATTCTCGCTGGTACAGAACCACAACATCGCCCCGAATTACCTCAACAGCAAGAAGCCGCTTTCGCTCCCGACAGGTGATACGGGGATTACGCTCCAGTTGCAGCCCCCCAAGACGTCCAATACCTGGTCAGAGAAGATTCGCTCGATGTCTCTGGCGGGCCAGGAAGTCGAGGCTCGTCTCGTCCTGAAGGGACTGCATCAAGGCACAGGGACGGTCGACACTTCCTGGACAATGATCGAAATCGACTTCGGCTGTCTGAAGTTGCAACAGGCGAAGACGGCTCGCGGCCGCCAAATCGTGAACCAGCCCTTGCAGTTCAAAGTGGATAAACCCCAGGAAGATGGCGTGAACGCCATCGCCTGGACATTCAGCGACGTGGCCTGATGAAGGGTGGCCATGACCACAGATCTGCGACCGGATGAATTGCAGCGGGAGCTGGCGACCTTGAGTCGCCAGCTCGATCGCTCACTCTCGGCGTCGATCACGGACATTGCCAGCCTCTTGATTGACTTCGCCCGCGAAGAATTCCAGCAGCTCAGTACCACTCGCCGCGGTCGATCCGGGTTGACCTGGAAGCCTTTGAAGCGACCCCGTGCGGGGCCGATCGGTGTACTGACGGGTGAGCTGAAAAGGTCGATCAAGCTGGCCGCCAAAAACAAGCGAGTCCGAAAGTCGGCCTCGGTCTATTACACGGCACTGGCTGCCCGGTTCTTTGAGCGGTACCGCAAACTGCTCCCCTCGAAGGTGCCTCGCGATGTGCAGGCCCGCATGGAGGCGATTTTGAGTGAGGCCCTGGCCAAACTCGATTCCCCTTGAAAGGCAAGAATATGCCCACCCGTTTAAGCAAACAGAATCAGTGCCAGACGACCCATGTTTTCACACTGGCCGATGGTTCGGAAATGGCTCTGGTCGTCAGGCCACCGACCTACGAAGAAGTTCTCCACGAACGCTCCCTCGTCTTTATGGGGTTGTCGGCTCAGGTGCGGTACCGGATCGAAACCGTTCTGACTGGCTGGAAAGATGTCCTGGACGAAGAGGACAAACCGATTGAATTCAGTCTTGATCGCTTTGCCGAACTCTGCCGGCAGCATGCCGATCTCTACATGAAGGCGGCGGACATTGTGTCGCGGTTCTTCTTCATGGATCGGGCTGAGCAAAAAAACTGACACGTGCCGTCCGTCACTTCAAACGGACGGGCACGATTCTTCCCGAAACCGAGCTGCTCTGCGAGCTGCTCATGATCAAGTCACTGTGCCGCCGGCTGGGTGTCTCGCGTCGCGAGCTATTGAGCTGGCCGGCGGCCACAGTCGAGGGATTGCAGGCGCAGATTCTGGAGCTGGATCGTCATGACGACTTACCTTCGCGTCGACCTCGCCGGAAACGCTCAGAAGGGTCTGCGTGAACTCTCAGAGCAGGCCGCTGACACTGCGCAGGAAATGCGTCCGCTCAAGACCGCGACCGAAGAAGCCGACGGCGAGTTTGCCAAGCAATCCGAGATCATCGAGGCGTTGCGGCTGCAGCATGAGAGCCTCGTGGGAGCCATGCGGGAAACAGTCGATCAGTCGCAGAAAGTGGCGGCCGAACAATCGGCTCAGCGGGCGGCCTACGAACAGACGGGGAGTGTGGTCAACAACCTGATCACCACCGGCGGTGGCCTGGTCCTGACCTACTGGAAGATGCAATCAGCCTCCAAGGCCCTCAATGCAGTGATGGGCTTCTTCGGCAAGAACAGTGGTACCGCTCGTGTCGCTCTTGCAGGCCTGGGAACTGCTGCCAAAGCGGCCGCTCCTCGACTGCTCCTCCTGGCGGGCGGGGCCGCAGCGACTGGCGGGGCACTCTTTGCCCTGTATGGAGCCTATCAGGCGGGCGTCAGTGTGATGAAGCTCTTTGACGCCGGGCTGAAGCAGGGGGCGAAAGCCACAGAAGAGCAGAGGAAAAAATTTGCGGATTTGCAGAGTGAAGCCCGCCGGACAGGTGAGACTGTCGAGGAAGCGGCCGCTCGCATGGGGGTGAGCCTGAAGGAACTCGATGTTCATTCGGCCAACCTGATCACAACCCTGGGGAAGGGGAGCTTCGACGTTGCCAACAAGTTCGTGCAGCCCTTCACGGGAGCTTTCCGGCGGCTGACGGAACAGTTCCAGGAAGTCGATGGGAACTGGGGCAAAGCTGTCAAAACCCTGACGGATGGATTCGAGTCTGCCTTCAAGGATCTCGCCGAAGGGACCGGGAGCCTGGCACGCGATCTCGTCTCGCCCTTCGAGGAAGGGTTGTCGATGGCCATCTCGCTGCGAGATGAGTGGCTGCAGAATGACAGCGTTTTGATGCAGGTGGCCAACACGGTTCGGGATCATGTTACCAGCCAGTTTAAGCTGCTCGGAACTGGGACCCAGGAAGCCGGGAAGTGGTTCACCGAAAGCCGGGATGCCGCCAGTGCCAACATCGCCGTCTATTTTGGCTGGGCCGAATCGGCTGAGAAGGTCCGCAATGAGTTGAAGCAACTGCGGGAAGCTCGCCAGGCCTCGAACAAGGTTGATGACTTCCAGAACGCCTCGAAGGATGATTTCGCACGCCTGCGGGGAGTCTTTGAAGCCGCTGACAATGAACGCGCGAAGCAGGCCGAAAAGGAGAAGGTACGGGCCTATGAGACCACAGAACAGATTGATGCCGAACTGGCGAAGCTCCGCCAGGCAGCGGGCGAGAAGGCCCGCATCGACAAGCTGACGGCCGAAGAAACGGCTAAGCTGGCCCAACAGGTGCAGATCCTCGAAACCCGCCGGGCGGAGATTGTCACAGAAGCCCGCAAAGCGGAAGTGGAGGCAACCCGGCGAGCGGCTGAAGAGGCCCAGAAGGCCGAGGCTGCGCGGATGAAGGCCATTGAAGAGCAGATCCGCAAACAGGAAGAGCAGCAGCAGAAGCTGTTCGATCTGTACCGCGAAGAAAACCAGTCCACCAGTCTGCAGGCCCTGCAGGATCGACATCGTCTCGAAATGCGGCAGATGGATGCCAAGGGACTCAACGAAGAGCAGAAGCATCGGGCTCGCGTACGGCAGATCGAAGAAGAAATGCGGCTGCGCGATGAGCAGGCCGACAGCGAAGAAGATCGCGTGAAAGTCTCGGCCGAACGGGATCGGGCACTGGCCAAGGAAGCGACCGACTACCAGATTCAGCAACTCGATCGAGAAGTGGCCGCCACGCGTAAGGCCGAAGAAGACAAGCTCAAGGCGGCCGATGAAGCCAAGCGGCAACGAGAAGAGTTCCTGAAGCAGCAGGGGATTGATGGGAATCAGATCCTCAACCAGGTCGATCCCCGCCAGGTACGGAAGCAGCTGCAGGATAAGGCAGCGGCTGAAGCAGCTCGCAAGTTCTACGATGAGAACGCAGGCCGGGTCGATATGACCGATGCGAAACAGTTTCGCGACTTCGAGCGAAAGTCCCGCCAGGCTCAGGATAAGGCCCGGGCACAAGCCGCTCGTCAATTCGCACGTGGCCAGACTGATCCTGAGCAGCTCGCAGCGGCTCAACAGGAGGCGGCGGCCAACACGCTGCAGGCGATGGCGGACAATGGCCAGGTGACTCAGGAAGCCGTCAAGGCTCTGGCCGAACTGACACAGCAGGCCTCGATCGAGCGGCAAAACAACGAACGCCTCAGTGCCGAAGTGGCTCAGATCCGCAAAGCCATGCCCGCCCTGAATCAGTCGGCACGCAATGACCTCAAGAGGGCCAAAGCCGGGAGTCTTCTATGACAGTCCATCTGGCCGCCCAAAGTGTTCCCTTCGGGCCATTCGAAGAACTCGACCTGCAGGAGCTGGCCATCGGCAATGGCAAGCTGAATATCAGCTATGAGCATGCCGCCCGGCTGACATTCACGCTGGTGGCTCCGCAGCAGGAGCGACCGATTGAGTACCACACCTATCTGAAACTGTGGATCGAGGGAGCCACAGTCCGGGGAGCGGCTCAGTCGATCGACAATCCGCTCTTCGAGGGATTCGTGGAATCGATCTCGCCCGATGCCTCGAATCAGCTCTCATATGAATGCTACGACCCCAGCTATCGAGCCAACAAAGAGGTCAAACTCTTCAATGCCTCGTACACGCCGGGGAATCCGGAGGAGCTGCTCTGGCCGCAGCCGGCGATCGGGGCTGTCCCTCGATTGGTCTACAACTGCAAGAATGATGCAGACGATGACTACGCTCATTCCGTGGGCCAGGATGGGACGGTTGGCGAGATCCTCGCCGGGATCCTGGAATACAGTTACCACCCGCTCGTCTGGCGGAATGCGGCTCCGGGCGACGGGACGCTCGAAGGGGCCGTGCCGCCGTATGTGGGGAGTGAGCTGGCCCAGTACGATTTCAAGCCGCAGGAGAAACTGGTCTTTCCCTCGGAGCCTGTACGGAGTTGCCTCGATCGAGTCCGGCGATATGAACCCCGCATGCGGTTGTTGTGGGAGCCTGGCAGCCGTCTCTGGCGATTCCCAAAGATCGATACGGCTCCCGTGGTGACGATCCGGGTCAATGATCCGAGTGTGACGCATCCGGTGTTGTCGATGCAGATGCAGACGACAATCGAGAACTGTCACACGGCGGTCCGGATTTATGGGCCGGAGACCAATACGACCGAGATCTTCACCTGGCGGCTGCCGGCGGAAGATGAGATCGACCCGCCAGCCAATACGCTGGTTCCCCTGGGCGATCCGACGTTCCTGGAGACTTGGGGGAACTCCTCGGGATTCTTCACGGAACAGACGTGGCCTCGCTGGCAGATTGTGGATCCATCCAAGCGTCGAGGAGCGAAGCTGCTCAATGACTGGTTCACGGCCAGTGTCGAGAGTTATCAGCAAGTTGCGGTGAGAAGTCCTGTGTTGCAGTGTTCCTGGGATCGCGGCACGACCTGGCAGACCGCTTATGGTGTGTGGTTCGATTTCCGCGAGGGGATTGCCACGTTCAATGGAACGGTTCCGTACTTTCGCCGGGTGAATGCGAGTGGTGGTTCGATTGTTCCGGGATCCACACAAACGATCTTCGCCCCCAATGCCATGCGGCTCGTATGGGCTCCGTATTCTCCCTGCCTGCAGGTGCGAGTTCCGGAAGAAGGCTTCGAAGGGACGGCCTACACAGTGGCAGGGTTGGCGCGTGAGCTGGAGCAGTACGACGAATCGCTGGCCACAGGGCGCGAATATGGCGTTCCTGTGACGACTTCAGCCCGGATCGCTCAGTTTGTGAAATATGCCCGGGCTCAGCTCGATGAGCAGAAGGACATTGTCTGGACGGGGGGTGTGGTGCTCGACGGCCTCGATTTCTCGTGGGCCAGTTTAAGCAAGCGAGTCTCGTTCACGTCGGGGAATGGTGGCGGCGGGACGCAGACCATTGGCTGGGAAGATATCAACGCCATCCTCACCGATGTGGAATACGACCTGACCAATGATCAGACCTCGCTGACGTTCTCCGGGGACTGGATGGAGCAGCTCGGCGAGGACTCGGGCCAGTTACGGGAGCGGCTGAAGATCCGGGCACTGGAGCAAGTGGCGCTCTTTGCGGGTCAGACGCTGATCTTTGAGATCTTCCGCACTTACAAGGGTTACAAGGCCCAGCAGCTGGTCGGCGTCACGAACAACTATCGGGTGGCTTATGTCGATCCGGAAACCGGAATGGAGCAGTAAACCATGCAGCCGATCCGGCCTCGCACAGAAGCCCAACAGATCAACGAATTGTTCCGCCGCATTGAGGAGCATCACATCGACATCGATCGATTGTGGCGTCACGTGCGGCAGACCGGCGAGGGCTGGCCAGTCGGCGGCCCCTGGCCCCCCACACCCTTGACCGGCCCATGGGATGAGGTGCCCCCCTGCACAGATTGCGAAACGGAGTGTTTCCGCATCGAGGCCAGCGGCTTTGCGGGCGAATTGGAGCAGTTCAACGGGATGCGGTGTTTTTCTCGATCGAGTGATTGCGCTTGGACAACCAGTTCTGCCGACATCCCTCTCTTGCGTTACATGTCGATCAGCATGAATGAATCGGTGGAGCCGCCGGTGGTTGTCTTGAGCCTGCAGGGTCAGACCGTCACCTTCCGCACGAACGACATGGATTGCTCGATCACTCGCACACTGACCGCGACTCCGGCCCCCGATGAGATGACCCCACTCTGGCCCGCGACATTAGAGCTTGTCCCGGTCACATGCGGCGATTGCACCCCCAGCACTAGCACAGGAACAGGCACGGATACCGGGACGGGAACAACGACCGGCACAGGGACAACAGCCACCTGTCCGCCCCTGGCCTCCACGGCCTGGGAGTGGACTGGAACAATCTGGGTGGTCGGCAGTGGTGGCATGTGTTCCGGTCAGGATGGCTGCGAGGCCTGCCCGCCGGATTACCCGGGCGAATATCCCGGGCAAATTGTGACCACGCCCTGCGGCCCGGCCCCCGCCGATTGTTCGAGTGGCACTGGCACCGGCACAACCACAGGCACCACGACTGGCACCGGAACCACGCCACCTACAGGAACGGGAACGGGAACCAATACTGGCGATCCATCCAGCACAGGCACCGGCACAAGTGCGAGCTGCACCGGCACCGAATCCTGGTACTGGAATGGGGATGCTTGGGAATGGGCTTCCAGTTCGTCGAATTGCCCATCCGGTTGCGAAGCCTGCCCACCCACCACGCCGGGAACAACGATTGGTCAACTCGCTTCGACCCCTTGCACTGCCTCACCGGCTGATTGCTCTGGCAGCAGCGGGACAGGGACAAGCGGCCCGACATCGCCACCCACAGGCACCGGGACAGGCACAAGCGGCGGAACTGGCACCACGGCACCGACTGGCACAGGGACAACGAGCGGAACCGGGTCGGCTGCAACGGGGACCTGCAGTTATACGCTGGCCGCGGCTGCCTGGTGTGTGGTCGGTGGCGTGACTCACAGCCTTTACAACCTGGCGACCTCCTGCAGTGTCTCCGGGGGTGGATCATGCCCCGCACAGCTTGTCGTGCCTGGAACTGCTGCCACGTTGACCGTTCCTTGTGGAACCGTGGCCAGTTACCCATGTGAAGGGGGCGGAACATCAGCGGGAACTGAAGAAGGCCCGGCAGAGGAACCATAACCATGAAACCAATACTCACCATCGGCATTCCCACTTGTGACGATCAGCGGGCCTTGTGGTTCACGTTGATTGATCTGCAACGCACGCGCCGCGACCTGGGCCTGACGGATCAGGTCGAAATTCTGGTTGTCTCTCAGTCGGCCAAGGAAACCCACATCAAGGCCGAGCGGGAACACGTCGCCGACATCCAGAACGCTCGTTATCTGCACCTTCCCGAACCTCAGGGAGCAGGCCCGGCCAAGCAAGCGGTCTTCGATCATGCGACCGGCAATGCCGTCTGCTGTATCGATTCCCATGTGATCCTCGATACGGGTGTTCTGGCTCGCCTGGTGGCGTTCGCTGCGACGATTGACGACGGGCTGTACTTCGGCCCGAACTTGCGGCGGCGGCTGATGAATGCCGATGGGAAACCCGCGATCGTCGGCACGCATTACCTGCCACGATATGGAGCGAATGGGAACTGGGGAGACTGGGCCACCCATCCATCAGCCGACAACCCGCACGCGGCCCCCTTCGAAATCAACAGTTGTGGAACCGGCTGTTTCGTCGCCAAGCGGGAATCGTTTCTGGGCTTTCATCCTGACGTTCGCGGCCATGGGGGAATTGAACCGTACATTCCCGAGAAATACCGGCAAGCCGGGCGGAAGGTAATGTGCCTGCCGTGGCTTCGCTGGATTCATCTGTACGGCTATGCGGACGGCAGCCCTTACAAGGGGTTTGCTTGGTCAACAAAAGCCCGGAATGATCTGCTGGGATTCGCCGAACTGGGTTACCCATCGTTCCAGCAGATTCAGGCCAACTACACAGCCCCCGGGCGGCTCTCGATCGAGCGATTCATCGAGATTGCCCGCGAAGTGGGAGCACTCGACCGGCTGCAGCAGATGCCAGCCCCCGCCGCTTTACAAACCGCGCCCGCAGTAATTCCAGACACGGAACATCGGCGGCTGATCATTGGGGTACTGTCAGCCGACAATGAGCAGGCCCGCTATCGCGAGAAGCGGGAAGCGATCCGGCAGACCTGGGGAAAAGATCTGCCTGAGGACGTGGAACTGGTATTTCTCGTTGGCCGTCCTGATCTGGTCGAAGCTCCACAAAAACGGGGCGATATGCTGCTTCTCCCCTGCCCGGACGATTACCAGCATCTCACCGAAAAAACGATCTGGTTTTGCCGGTGGCTGCAATCAAGCCGAAAGTACGCCAGAGTTTTGAAGTGCGACGATGACACCTATGTGCATGTGGCCCGAATCTTGGCCCGCGACCGGATGACCGCGGATTACGTCGGTACTCCCACCCCGCAGCGAGTGGCAACGGGCCGACCGTTCGAAACAGCCAGCGGCGGGGCCGGCTACTTACTCAGTCCCAAGGCCGTTTCAATCGTCGCAGCCAGCGAACCCACCCACTGGGCAGAAGATGTGCATGTTGCCCAAGTGCTGCACGCTGCCGGAATCAGCCTGACCAAGAGCAGGCAGTTTCAAGCGGGAAAACAGACCACACCCGGCACGGAAAACCAACAGGTGACCGCCCACTACATCACGCCGGAGAAGATGCGTGAGATTCATATCACATCAAGATAAGTCTATTTATCTGGATATGAAGCCTATTCGAGATACTGGAATCAACTCTTATACCCGAGAGATTCTCGTGGTGTGCTTGAGTTAATATTTGATTAATCTTTCCAAGAATCTTCCAAATCGCATTCTCATTTTTTCCACTTGAGAGACACTCCAATAGTTGGTGGTCCAAAATGGAGAATGATCATGCAAATTAAAGTTTTCGAAGCTCAGGATACGTCCGGTGAGTTGTATCCGTTGCTCATAGAAGAGTTGGAATTTCTCCGAAAGATTTGCTGTGAGCAATTTGGCTATTGTTATGCTATTGTCAATATTCTAAAGGATAATGGAAAGTTTGATCCCCAGGTAATTCAAGGGGCACTTAAGCCCGAACATGACGGAACAACAACTTGTGAAAAATTCATGGCCAAGTTCCCGCAGATTCGGTTAAGTGTGAAACATAAAGAGTTTGCCAACGCGATCAATGTGCGTTTTCCGGAATGTCATTAACGGTTTCCAGGCCTCGGGCAATGGGAAAACTCGCTGCCCGAGGCGTTCTTTTTCTGGGTGACTTCCTGATCCTTCCCGGGATCGTTTGCGGTTGCTGCTCCATCCGCGGCAATCTGACTCCCTGCGGTTCGCGAATCGATGTGCCTTCGCATCTTGCCAATCAGGATTGGTTTGCGAGACGTGCGAACTTTGCGCACAATCGTTTCGTAAGACGACGGCCGAAGATTGTGCCGTCGTCAACCTGATGTTTACACACCGCCGCCGCAGGCTCGTCCATCGGTATTGCTGTTAATGCGCTCTCATGAGTGTAATTCGCAGCAACGCGCCGATGATCGTGCGTCTGATGATTCACCAAGGAATGACAACCGAATGACCGGAGCTCAACAGCGTGCTGCTCTGCAACGCCAAATCTGGCAGATCGCCAATGATGTTCGTGGTGCCGTGGATGGTTGGGATTTCAAGCAATATGTCCTGGGCACACTGTTCTACCGGTTTATCAGTGAGAACTTTGCCCTGTACATCGAAGCGGGAGACGAAAGCATCGACTATGCCTCCCTCGACGATGATGTCATCACCCCTGAGATCAAAGACGATGCCATCAAGACGAAGGGCTACTTTGTCTATCCCAGCCAGCTGTTCGTGAACATCGCCAAAGCGGCCCACAGCAACGATAGCCTGAATACCGATCTGGCAGCTGTCTTTGCGGCAATTGAATCCTCTGCCATTGGTTATCCCTCGGAAGAGGACATCAAGGGGCTGTTTGCTGACTTCGACACCACCAGCAACCGCCTGGGCAACACGGTAAAAGACAAGAATACCCGCTTGGCAGCCGTGCTCAAGGGAGTGGCGGGGCTCGACTTTGGCGAGTTCGAAGGGAGCAAGATCGATCTCTTCGGCGATGCGTATGAGTTTCTGATTTCGAATTACGCTGCCAACGCCGGAAAATCGGGGGGCGAGTTCTTCACGCCTCAACATGTCTCCAAGTTGATTGCTCAACTGGCAATGCATCAGCAGACCCGGGTCAACAAGATCTACGATCCCGCCTGCGGATCGGGGTCGTTACTCCTCCAGGCCAAAAAGCATTTTGATGCCCACGTGATCGAGGAGGGGTTCTTCGGCCAGGAAATCAACCATACGACCTACAACCTGGCGCGTATGAACATGTTCCTGCACAACATTAACTACGACAAGTTCAACATCCAGCTGGGAAACACCCTCATCGCCCCGGAATTTGGCGATGAGAAACCGTTCGATGCGATTGTTTCCAATCCTCCCTATTCGGTGAAGTGGGTGGGCAGCGACGACCCGACCTTGATCAACGATGACCGCTTTGCACCTGCGGGCGTCCTGGCTCCCAAATCGAAGGCTGATTTTGCCTTTGTGTTGCACGCACTCAGCTATCTTTCCAGCAAGGGCCGGGCGGCGATAGTCTGCTTCCCTGGCATCTTCTACCGCGGGGGTGCTGAACGGCAGATCCGCAAGTATCTGGTGGATAATAACTATGTGGAAACCGTAATCTCGCTGGCCCCGAATCTGTTCTATGGCACGACGATTGCCGTCAATATTCTGGTGCTCTCCAAGCACAAAACGGACACGACGATTCAATTCATTGATGCCAGTGGTCTGTTTAAGAAAGAGACTAACAACAACACGCTGACAGACAACGATGACCCGGAGAATCCCGGGCATATTCAGCAGATCATGGAGGTCTTTGGCAGCAAGGCACACATTGATCATCTCGCATGCAATGTCGATTGTGAGACCATTGCAGCCAACGACTACAACCTGTCCGTGAGCAGCTACGTCGAAGCCGAAGACACTCGCGAACGGGTGGACATTGCCCAGCTCAACGCGGAACTGAAAACGACCGTCGCCCGGATTGATCGACTGCGGTCGGAGATTGATGCCATTGTGGCGGAAATCGAAGGCGAGGAGGTGGAAGCGTGAGCGACATGACTTTCATGGAGAAACTGTTGGATGGCGTAGAAGTCGAGTGGAAACACTTAGGAGACTACGCAGAAATCCGAAGAGGGACGGCGATTACAAAAAGGGAGACACAACCAGGCGGTTTCCCAGTTGTTGGCAATGGCCCTGGCTACAACTATTTCCACGCCGAAGGTAATCGAATCGGGGAGACCATTGTCATAGCCAGATCTGGCGCTTACGCAGGACTCATAAGCTATTGGACGATCCCTATATTTCTCACCGATGCGTTCAGCATTCATCCAGACAATGATTTTCTCAGAACGAAGTACGTCTACTATCTCCTCAAGAAGGATCAAGAAAAGATCCACCAAATGGGTCAAGGTGCGGGTGTGCCACACGTTCGAGCAAACGATTTTGAGGCATACCCCATTCCCATTCCCTGTCCATCGAACCCGACGCGATCGCTGGAGATCCAGGGGGAGATCGTGCGAATACTGGACACCTTTGCCGAGCTGACCGCCGAGCTGACCGCCGAGCTGACCGCCCGCCAAAGGCAATACAACTATTACCGCGATCAGTTGTTGAGTTTTAAGGATGGCGATGTCGAATGGAAGACGCTCGGGGAGGTCGGGGAGTTTATTCGAGGCAAGCGATTCACCAAAGCAGATTACGTGGATGCTGGTGGAATACCAGCTATCCACTATGGCGAGATATATACCAGATATGGAGTTTTTACAACTGATACTTTCTCGCAGGTAAAAGGCGAGATGGCCGAAGCTTTACGATACGCAGAGCCGGGGGATGTAATTCTAACGGACGTGGGCGAGACCGTAGAGGATGTTGGCAAGGCCGTTGCATGGCTGGGAGACGAAAAAGTGGCAATTCATGATCATTGCTACGCATTTCGTCATTCCATGAACCCAAAATTTATCTCGTATTGTATGCAAACAGCATCGTTTATCACCGAGAAGGCAAAATACATCGCTAGAACAAAGGTTAACACATTACTGATCAATGGCTTTTGCAATGTGTCGATCCCAATTCCTTATCCAAACAACATTGAGAAATCGCTATCCGAGCAGTCTCGTATTGTCGCAATCCTTGACAAGTTCGATTTGTTGACCAACTCAATCAGCTATGGTCTCCCACGGGAGATTGAGCTGCGGCAAAAGCAATACGAGTACTATCGCGACCTGCTGCTGAGCTTCCCGAAGCCGGAAGCGGTGGAGGCATAAATTGAGTAAGACTCTGACGGAGATCGCACAGCAGCTGAAAGACGCAAACAAAAAGGTGCAGTTGATCTACGCCTTCAACGGAACCGGCAAGACCCGCTTATCTCGGGCTTTCAAAAAACTGGTCGCGCCAAAAAATGAACCTGAGGAAGGTGCGGACCAAGAAGAGCCGGCTGAGCTCGCTCGCGAGAAAATTCTCTATTACAACGCGTTCACTGAGGATTTATTCTATTGGGATAATGACCTCACCCTCGACGCTGACCCAAAACTGAAGATCCAGCCGAACTCCTTTACTGATTGGATTCTACGTGACCGTGGACAAGACCAAAACATAGTCGCCACTTTCCAGCGGTATACGCACGAAAAACTGACACCAACATTTATTGAGAAAGATAAAGTCATCGACAGGGATGGCAAAAGAGTTCTCACGAAGACTTTTCCGGAAGTTCAGTTTTCGTTTGACCGTGGAACTGAGAGGACTGGTGCGATTAAGATTTCCAGAGGTGAAGAGAGCAATCTGATATGGAGCGTATTTTACACGTTATTAGAAGAAGTCATCTCTATACTCAATGAAGCGGAACCATCAAAACGAGACGATAATCAGTTCGACAATCTTCAATATGTCTTTATTGACGACCCGGTTAGCTCACTGGATGACGGTCACTTGATTGAAGTGGCTGTAGACTTAGCGAGCCTTGTCAAATCTAGTGAGTCGACACTCAAGTTTATCATTACGACCCATAGTCCTCTTTTTTTCAATGTCTTACATAATGAGCTCAATAATAAACTCGATAAGAAGCAGCCAGATGGATCATATAAATCAGTTTACAGACCAAAACAATCTAACCAGTTTCGAATGACAAGACAGAGTGACGGGTTGTTTGAACTGCATGAACAGCCTAGCGACTCTCCATTCTCGTACCATTTATTTTTACTGTCCGAGATCAGAACTGCTATAAAGAATGGTCAAGTCCGAAAATATCACTTTAGCTTTGTGCGGAACATTCTTGAGAAGATGGCCACATTCTTGGGCTACAACAAATGGCCAGATCTTCTGGCGAGGTCAGCAGATGGACAGCCAGATGCTCTTGTTAATCGAATCCTGAATCTGTCGAGTCATTCTGCGCACGCGGGGGAAGAGGTCGCCGAGATTGAGGAAGAAGACAAGGAAAAATTGCGAAGTGTCATCACTTATCTAATCTCAACTTACGGTTTCAAGAATACGGTGGTTTGACGTATGATCGACTACAACCCGATCGCCGAATCCAGCAACTTCATCATCCTGGAAAAGTACCACCGGGAGTGGCAGGTTGCCGAAGGCTACCAGAGCGAAAGCGATCTGGAACGAGAACTCATTGCCGATTTGCAGAACCAGGGTTACGAATATCGACCGGATCTGAATTCTCAGGCCACTCTGCTGGCCAATGTCCGCAGCCAGTTGCAGACTCTGAACAAGGTGCTATTCACCGAAAGCGAATGGAAACGCTTCGTCGAGACATTTCTCGATAAACCCAGCGAAGGGATTGTTGATAAGACCCGGAAGCTCCACGACGACTATATTCACGATTTTGTTTTCGATGATGGCCACATTCAGAACATCTACCTGCTCGACAAGAAGAACCCGACTCGTAACAAACTGCAGGTGATCAAGCAGTTCGAACAAGCCGGCAGCCATGCCAACCGCTACGATGTGACGATTCTGGTCAATGGCCTGCCACTGGTACAGGTCGAACTGAAAAGACGTGGTGTGGCAATCCGCGAAGCCTTTAATCAGGTCCATCGCTACAGCAAGGAGAGCTTCAACAGCGAGCATTCCCTTTTCAAGTTCCTGCAGCTCTTTGTGATTTCCAACGGAACGGATACACGCTACTTCGCCAACACGACACGACGCGACAAGAACAGCTTCGATTTCACGATGAACTGGGCCAAGGCTGACAACAGCCTGATCAGAGACCTGAAGGATTTCACCGCGACATTCTTCCAGAAGAACACGCTGCTCGAAGTCCTGCTGAAGTACTCGGTCTTCGACGTCAGCGACACATTGCTGGTCATGCGGCCCTATCAGATTGCTGCCACGGAACGCATTCTGTGGAAGATCAACAGCTCCTACGCGGCTAAAGCATGGAGCCAAACGGAAAGTGGCGGTTTCGTTTGGCACACCACCGGCTCAGGAAAGACACTCACTAGTTTCAAAGCCGCCCGCCTGGCAACCGAACTAGACTTCATTGATAAGGTGTTTTTCGTCGTGGACCGGAAGGACCTCGATTATCAGACAATGAAGGAGTACCAGCGATTTTCGCCCGATAGCGTCAATGGTTCAGAAAGTACGGCTGGCCTGAAGCGCAATCTGGAGATGGATGACAACAAGATCATTGTCACCACCATTCAGAAGCTCAACAACCTGATAAAGAGTGAAGGCGATCTGCCGATCTACAATAAGCAGGTTGTCTTCATTTTTGATGAGTGCCACCGCAGCCAGTTTGGAGAAGCGCAGAAGAATCTCAAGAGGAAATTCAATCGGTACTATCAGTTTGGCTTTACTGGCACACCCATCTTTCCGCAGAACGCCCTGGGAGCCGATACAACGGCCAGTGTCTTTGGTCGTGAGTTGCACTCCTATGTCATCACCGACGCAATTCGCGATGAAAAGGTGCTGAAGTTCAAAGTGGACTACAACGATGTCCGCCCACAGTTCAAAGCGATTGAAACAGAACAGGACGAGAAGAAACTGACGGCAGCCGAGAACCGTCAGGCACTGCTGCACCCGGCGCGAATTCAAGAAATCTCGCAGTACATACTGACACATTATCGGCAGAAGACTCACCGCCTGCGGGCGAGTAGTACTGGCTTTAACGCGATGTTTGCGGTGACGAGTGTCGATGCTGCGAAACTCTATTATGAAAGCCTGAAAAAGCTACAGGCCGGGAGTGAGAAGCCGCTCAAGATCGCCACGATCTTTTCATTTGCCGCCAATGAAGAGCAGGATGCCGTAGGAGATATTCAAGATGAGAGTTTTGATGTCTCGGCCATGAGCATCAGTGCGAAAGAGTTTTTGACGGCGGCGATTGCGGACTATAACGCCGAATTCAGAACCAGCTTCAGCGTGGATAGTAACGGCTTCCAGAATTACTACCGTGACCTGGCGAAGCGGGTGAAGTCGCGCGAGATCGATCTGCTGATCGTTGTGGGGATGTTTCTGACTGGCTTTGACGCACCGACATTGAACACCCTCTTTGTCGATAAGAACCTGAGATATCACGGGTTGATTCAGGCTTATTCGCGTACGAACCGGATCTATGACGCTACCAAGACTTTCGGGAACATCGTCACTTTTCGCGATCTCCAAGAGGCGACGATACAAGCAATCACCCTCTTCGGAGATAGCAACACAAAGAACGTGGTGCTGGAGAAGAGTTACACCGAGTACATGGAGGGCTTCACGGATAATGCTACGGGCGAAGCACGACGCGGCTTCAAGGAAGTGGTCACCGAGTTGGAAAAGCGATTTCCCAATCCCGAAGAGATCGTGAAGGAAAAGGATAAAAAGGAGTTTGTGAAACTGTTTGGCGAATATCTGCGGGTGGAGAACATCCTGCAGAACTTCGACGAGTTCGCCAGCCTGAAGGCACTGCAGACTCTGGATGTGAATGATCCTCAACAGGTTGAGGATTTCAAAGCCGAACACCACTTGAGCGATGAGACTCTGGCTACGCTGCAGAGTATCACACTTCCACCGGAACGCCAGATCCAGGACTACCGCTCGACCTACAACGATATCCGCGATTGGCTGCGTCGCGAAAAGGCTGGCAAGGAGAAAGAAGAATCCAAGATTGACTGGAACGACGTCGTATTTGAGGTCGATTTGCTGAAATCTCAGGAAATCAATCTCGACTACATTCTGGAGTTGATCTTTGAGCACAACAAGAAGACCAAGGATAAGGCGAAGTTGGTCGAGGAGGTGCGCCGCCTGATTCGAGCCAGTGTTGGCAATCGTGCCAAGGAAAGTCTGGTGGTCGATTTCATCAACCAGGCGAATCTGGACTCCCTTCCCGATAAGGCGAGTGTGATTGAATCATTTTTCAGTTATGCACGCGACCAGCAGCAACGCGAAGCTGGTGAGTTGATTGCGGATGAGAATCTGAATATTGAAGCGGCCAAACGCTACATCACGACCTCGTTAAAGCGTGAGTATGCGAGTGAGAACGGGACAGAACTGAATGCTGTTCTCCCCAAAATGAGCCCACTCAATCCCCAATACCTGACGAAAAAGCAGACCGTCTTTCAGAAGATTGCGGCATTCGTGGACAAGTTCAAGGGGGTTGGTGGCGAGCTCTAA